TCATTAAAAAGAATACGAGACATGTTTCTCATGTAAGACTCAACACCTTTTTTAACAACTTCTTTAGTAGCTTTAACAAAAGCTCCTTCAGAAGACATAGATGCCTTAATTGTCTCACGATCAACGTCTACTCTAGCGTAAACTTTTTTAGCAGTAATTTCTGCTGCAACATATTTTGCTGCGTTTGCTTTTGGTAGAGAACCCGAACCTACACCACCACTAAAAGATTGTGGAATAGTAATTTGGATTTTTCTACCTGTAAAATTATAAGATTTTTTTACTCGCCCTAAAAGTACGTTGGCTGAGTTATATACATTCTCAGAAAGCTTTTCGTACTTAATCTTAAATAGGGCATTAATGTCGGAAAGTGACAATTCAAATTTACTTTCAGCCATTTTTAACTCCTTTCGTTAAATTAAGTTTATAAATCTTCCCAATCTAAGTATTCTTCTTTCTTAGGTTGAGAAGGGTTTGTACTTTGTTTCTTTTTTGGGGCTGTTTTACTAGCCTTATTAGAAACTTTTTTGGAAATGCTTTTAACATAATCTCCATACACGTCATTAACGATACCAATTAAATCGTTGTCATCAAAAGAGGGATTCTCCACAATCACTTTTTGAAGGCTTTCAACAATTTCTTGATCCTCTGCCAATGATTCACTAACTTGATTTAAAATAGAATCCGCTTTGGAGAAAGCTGAGTAGTGAACATGAAATTCAGCTACAGCTTGCGGATTTATTTCTCCTTCATAGCCAGTGTCCATTAATGTACGGTAAGATTCATTAAAGTCATCTTCCGATATACCATGAGCTTCCTGAAGTTGCGTGATTTCGGCTTGGAGTTCGCTACGGAGTTGCTCCTGCTCTAATCTAGCTTGTTCAGACTCTTGTTGTTGTCGTAAATAGTTGTTTTCTGCCTGAAGCCTTTCATGTTGAATTTGTTCTTCAGACATATTTGCTCTACGTACGACTTCAGGGATTAAAGATGTTATAAGCGATTCTTGAAATTCATAAGGTTTCATACCTGCAAAATTAGCAAAATGCTGTAACGCTCCCATCCCATCATTTTCTTTCATACTATCTCTAAACCCAGATATAACATTATATATAGTTTCTATATCCGAGTCATAGTTATTTTTAAATTCTTCAAATTCTTTTTTTCTACCTGCTAATTCCTGAAACTTTTTATCATAAGATACCTTGCCGCTATAATTATTTAAAAGCTCTTGAAGTTCTACGTCTACTTCTTCTCCGTCAATTTTATGTTTGAACAGAGCGTTTGCCGCAAGTTCCGTTTCTTCGTCATTATATCTAGCAATGAGTTTTTTGATCTCTTCAACTTGTTCTGCTTTTTCTTCAATCGTTTTAGACGTTTCTTCTGAAGCTTTAACCTCTTCTGAATCACTTTCTCCTTCAATAGGAAATTCGTCTTCTTGTTTCGCCTTCGGCATTTCACTTTCTGCGACAGAATCTACTCCTTCGTTACTTAATTCATCCATGTCTTCAAAAGATAGTGAAGCTGCATCCTGGGTATTAGGTGCCTCAGAAGACATATCCTCACTTATTTCTTGATCTAAATTTGCTAGTTCCTCATTCATACTTTTCTCCCTCTTGTTTTGGTTCTAATTCTTGTCTATCTTCTCCAGGAATTTGTCCTGTTATTTCTTGTCCTTTATTAGCTTGTCCTTGTACAACTATCTGCTGTTGCTCTCTAGATAAAGGTGTAAATCCATTTGGAAAAATTGGGAATAAAGGTAATTCAGCTAACTTTGCTTGAAATAATGGATTTACTTTTGCTTTTTCTACCATTACAAATTCATGAGTAGCAATGTGCTCTAATAATTCTTCTCTGTACTCAGGCGGAGCTTCTTCTTTAAAAGACCTTTCTTGAATAGCTTTACAATGTACTTTCCAGTGTGTAATATGATCTTCAAATTCCTCAGGATCTCCAACAAAACGTCCTGCTAGTATGTCTTCATTTTCAGACTCAGCAGCTCTAATAGATACAGTAATTAGACTATTCATTTTATCTGAATGCCCAAGATCTAATAAATCAATCCATCTTTCGTTAGATAGTAGATCAGGTTTCATTTGCATTACTTCTACAATTCTTTGTATCTTACCTGCTTTAGATTCAGGTAATCCTGATCCCAGCTCTACTCTAACATCATAATTCTTACTTAAATTAGCAGAATCAAAATGTCTGATACTGAATTTATTATTTTTACCCACAATACGTAACATACGTCCATCATCAGGATCATAATAATCACCAGCTACTGCAATTGTCATTTTTGCAAGATTTACTACCATATCATTATGCTTAATAACAGCAGTATGGTTTCTTTCTTGTTCTTGCTCATTTAAAAATTGTAGAGCTACCGCTGCTGTAACACCTTTAGGAGGTTGTCCTCTAGATACGCCTTGTATTCCATATATCTGCCCTAGTTCGTTACGTAAAGAATCTCTGAATCCGTATGCTTCTGGTGGATTTGGTCTAGTTTGTAACATTTGAGGTGCGACAGGACCTTGATATTGTACAATAGTGTTATCATTTCCTAAACTTTCAATCTTACAAGCGCCTCTTGGCATTACCCATTTAGAGTGTCCCATAAGATAAATATTTTTGGCTAACATTGTAGACAAGTTGTCATGCATTTTTTGGATAGGTGCTACCATTTCATAAGTAGATACACCATTTAATCTTTCTGGCTCATCTTGATCTGTCATCCTAATAAAAGGTAACTCTCCATGAGAGAAAGGTAGATAATCCATTTCCAGTATTACGTCATCTGTAAATTTAACGTAATAACCTTCAGGACAGTATTTTGTTTTTTTATGGTACATTTCATATACTACAGTTTCTTCCTCTAGTAAATGATCTGTTAAGCTATCAGAATCAAATGCTTTTATATTACTGCTATTTTTAATTTTGTCAGCTTTGTCTTGGTAATCTTTTTTAAGTGTTTCTGTAGCTACTACGCTAGTTCTAAAACAGTATTCTACATTTTCTATATGTTTTTGTCTTTGTAAATGGACTCTCCAAGGTACTTCTACTTCGTATTTTATATCTCCAATACGTACCTCATCAGCATTTTCTAACTCTATACCCATATCTCTAGCTTTAACATATTCAGGATGTAAATCTCCTTTAGATTTATCCCATAATACAAAGCAGTAAGATTCTCCAAATATAAACGCATTTCTCAGCATTTTTTGTCTTAAAAAGTCTATATTATTAATATACCACAAATGATCTATAAGATATTTTACAGCTTTAGCTGCATTTCTATCTTCAAATTCGTCATTTGTAGGTAGGATGTTTACCCCTGGCTTTAGACGACATAATTGAGATATACGAGTCTCTGTCATATCATGTAAATGATTTACTACAAACTTATTTACTTTATTTAAAAATTGTTTTTCAGATCTTCTAATATCTGTTCTATTTAAAGAAGAGTTTGTACCTTTATATACCTCTAAGTGTCTTCTCATACGAGAATGTCTAGTAACTGATTGTTTTTCTAAAGTAGATACTACCTTTTTACACCAATCATGAACTTCTTTTTCGTCTTTTTTCTTTAGGGTATGGAATGGTTTTACGTTTACCTTATCGGGCGCTTCTTCACTAATTTCATCAAAAAAGTCCATCTATGCTCCTAAACCATTCTATATATTTCTTCGTTTTCATCTTGCTGCTCTTGATTTATCTCTTCAAAGACATTATCATCATCTCCAAACTTATCATTTAAAGATTGATCTACTGGCATAAATTGTACGGTATGAGTTTGTTTTTCCAAACTTTTAACCAAAATCAGAGCATACAGCGTAAAAGGTAACAGAATTGCGCTTAAAATGCAAGAGATAATTGATAAAATAATTGATATTTGAGTAATATCCATAACTTAATCCTCCCAAGGTATTAATTTAGATGTCCAGTCATTTTCTTGTTCCCACTGAGTTAGCTCATCTCTGAGTCTATACCCTCTTTTAGGATCTTTTAATTTTTTCTTTTCTATAACTTCATTCATGTCATAATTAGCTGCTGCATTTAGATATCTCCAGCAATCTATTAAGTGGTCGTTTTTCTTAGGAATATCTCCCTTATCTGTACGTACATATTGTTGTACTTCCCACTTTAACTTTTGCATACGGTCTGTAAATGTAATTGCTTCATATAGCATCTGATCTTTACATAGAGATAGACCATTTTCTTTCTTATGTAGATGTTTTGCTGTCGGCATAAAATAGTCTCCAAATTGACCCATTAGCTCTGTAGCAAACCAGGCTGCTGCTTCATCATACACCTTATACCAATCATCTACTTCAATATAAGGATTTAACTCTTCCATTTTCTTTTTTATTCTTGGGTATATTTGTCTGACTGAAGTATTCTCCTGTGAGGTTTCGTAAATTTCATCAAGAAGATACACCTGTTTAGTGTAAGGATTAATAGCAGCAAAAAGAACGGCAAAACAAGTAGTGGAGCCAGGGTCAGTAATACAATACCAATCAAGCTTTTTAATATCTTTTGATATGTCATTCATTACTCCTTGGAACGGTTCCAGCTTTTTGGCATCAAACATGGGGAAAATAGCGTTCCTTCCTCCCAGCGAGATTTCTCCAAAATACTCTCGTTTGATAACATCTTCTTCACCACGAATCCTGAGCTTTTCAATTTCCCTGTCGATCTCCTCTTTAGGTGTGTGGGGGTTATCATAAGATGAGGCGATAATGTGTGCACAATCTTTCCTACTAAGACATTCATCAGCAAACTCCATGTATTGTTCTTGGTTTCTATCTCCTGGCTTAGGCGGTGTTCCAATAATTACCAGAGGTGCTTTACGTACAATACGGTTCGGGTTCATTTCTGTATGGAACATAGGATGAAATACTTTAAATTCGTCATATACTACAAAGTCTGGTGTTAGACCATTAGCCGCTGCCCAGTTTTCTGAACCAACAATTTTTATTGTACTATTATTTTTAAATGTAATACGTGAATCTGTATTAGCTATGTGTTTAATGTATTTTTTTAGAGGTTCTTCTCCACCAGGTACGAAGCGACCTTTTTCATCTTTCTCTCTTCCAAATTGAGACAAACGACCATTATGCCAGACTAGTTCTCGTCCATGAGATAGTTCTGGTGTTATGTAATAACAAGTTGATCCTGGGTGTAACAGAGCATGACGCCATAACATGTAAACGGCAAAGTCCGTCTTTCCCCATTTTCGTCCACATTGAATAAAAACTGTATTAACGTCACCCTTTATTAACGGCATACCTACTTTTACTTGTCCTTCATGAGGACCCCAGTGTTTATGCAAATCTTCCATGATCTGTAAATAAAGAGCATCGCTAGGTTTTAAATCAATTAAACTCATTTTATCTTAGTTACCTTTCCAAACTTAATTAAAGGACATTTACTATAATTTACTTTATAGGTTCCAAAGAAAGTATGAATAACTTCAGTTTTTGAGTCATTTACAAGATTTTCGCTACAAGATACTTGAGTGATTTCATCTACAAAGTTTTTCTTTACACATCCTGATCCATGGCACCAGTATTCATCTTTTGCTTTTGCTTGATAATCTTCTAAGCTTAGGCTCATACGTTTAGCATTTACTTTTTCCATGGATTGAACAATATTGGTCCAAAACTCTAGTTGATCTTCT